TTTTTCTTTAGCTTCTTTAACTGCTGAAGCGTGATGCTTTGATAACTCAAATGTAAACTTACCTGCTTGTACTGGCATACCGGTATGAATCGCCTGATGCTTAACATCTGTACCATGAATAGCATTAGCAACAGATAAATTAGCATGTGTATGAATATTACCGTCAGAATCTTTTGTGACTACTAAAGGATCTTCATGCGTTGTTTCAATTTCTTCAGTTACACTTTTCATACCTTGTTTGGCCAAGTGTTTTGCTACATTTTTAATAGGATTCCCAAATTGATCTTTTCTTTCACCTGTGGGAACATTTGGTTCAAACGGAGGATTTTCGTTTTCAGCTCTTTTACGAATAGCAGTTGTTACTCCACCAATCGCTTTTATGTTCTTATTGCCTCTAGAAGGACCTGTTGCAACTTTATCAATATAAGATGTTAATGTGGAAGATTTTAATTCGTCAATATGGGCAACGTCTTCTTTATTAAGCCGATTCTCAGCTCGATCCATACCGGTATAACGCTTTTGAATTTTTGAAGCTGTCTTATCGGCAGATAAAGGGTTATTGGTTTTAATTTGAGAGGTAAGTTCTTTATGCTTTTTGTCTACGTCTTTTTCGGCTTTTGTCGCATAAGAATAAACGGTATCTTTATTTAATTCATCAAGATTTTCTTCAGCAACTTTTTTGGCTGCTGCTGTAGCAATAGCCATCTTCTTAGCCATTGGCATACCTGGATTCTCACGCTCCATGGCCATGGCAATTTCCTCTCGCTTTTTCTTTTCAGCGTGAGTAAGAGTTTTTTCTGCTAAATCTAATCTTAGTGTATTAAACTTCTTCATTTTCCTTGCCTATGCTGGCTGCGATTTCTTGTTTTTTATCATCTAATGCAGAAGATAATTTAAATCCCAGTGCATCGTTAAATCTGTTAACAGCGTCATTCGAGCGATCTGCAAGAATGTCGTCTACCATGTGTCTAAGAACTTCTGATGTATCCATAATTTACTCCTATTGATTATTTATAGGCGGCTGAACTGGTTGTCCGTCCACTCCAATTTCGGGTGCAGGTTCTGATTCAATCTGCGCTTCCATTGTTTCAATTTCTTCATCAGTAAAACGCAATACACTTTTCATGATATATGCTTTACTAAAATATGTCCCAACAAACGGTTGCATCTGATTTACCAAATCAATGCGATTGCGTAAATTTTCTGCATCCTTAATTTCCTCAAAATACTGATCTTGAGCAAATTTATATTGAATATGTTCTTTTAATTCCACCCAATCTTGTTCGGTAATAACACCAGTCAAGATTAATTGTGTCTTTAAAATATCATTAAATAACATGCTAAATTTCTTGCGGAGTCTTCCCACAAATTTAGCAAATTTTAATTCATCTCTAGTAATCTCTGTTGCTCTACCAAATGAAATACCCTGTTGAGGTTGCATTCTTGATAGGGGAACATTCAATGCCTGATATAGTTTATTCTGAAAATAATTAATATCATCAATCTGACCTAAGTTTTCGCCGCCAGGTAATGTGGTAATTTCAGTACCACGACCACCTTCTCTGCGAGGCAACCAAAAGTCCTCAAGCATTGACATAAATTTACGATCATCTCTGATTTCGCCTGTTGCAGAATCATAAACAATCTTGTTGCGATACCGAGCCATAATATCTTTTAGATATTGCTCAGCTTTTAACTTTGGCAAATTGCCAACGTCAATATAAAATATTCTTCTTTCAGGTGCTCTAGCCAATCTATAAATGACTAGCGCGTCTTCCATCATTTTTAACTGGTTTACCGGTTTAATTGCCTTGTGCAAATAACTCAGTACCACATTCTTTTCAGAATCATTTAACCCAGACGGAATATAACTAATTGAATCTGTTGAAATTTTAATTCCCTGGTTACTACCAGGAGAAGTTGTACTATAATTTGGTTGGTAATTAATACCTTTTTCATTATAGATAAAAAATTCTTCAATAGATTTAATTAAATCAATTCCAGTTTTTTGATCTTTATCCTTTTTAATTTCGCGAACTTTGCGAATTTTACGAGGATCGATCTGTCTTAACTCAATAATACCACGTTTTGGATTCTTTTCATCAATAATCTTTTGATAATAAATTCTACCATCAACATACCATCTACGAAAAATATCAAATCCCTTGATATTAAATCCAAGCAATCTAACAATCGTATTAAATTGATCCTGCATTGCCTTCTTAATATTATCAGGCAAATCAAGAGCATCAACATTAAGCTGAACTGCAGCTTCATCATCAACTGCTGCAATTGCTTCTGTGACAATTTCATCAATTGCTGTAGAACAATCAGCATACATAGATGCTTCACGATATCGTGTAATTAATTCTGCTTCCGATTTAGCGGTGGCATCCATTTCAAGGTATGTGCCAAAATAGCCACCCCCTTGAACGGTTGCTGTACCATCATCAGTAACAGGCGGCACGAACGATTGTGTTCGTGCCATCTTGCTCACATCTTCACCACGGGTAATAGTATACCCAAATAAATTTATTGCCATTATTTAAATTCCAAAATATTAATTAATAAAACCAGTTTGCGGACTGAATACATCAAAATGTTGGTATTGGAATGTTACACCAAATGTTGACAATTGATCGTTCGCAGAAAAGTCTAATCCTACTGGGGATATGTCAGTTGGGAACGCGCCAAAAAGGCGATAACTTCTTAATGTTGCGCCTGCTCTATCTAACTGAGTAACAACTATAGGTGATTGATACTGCGAGGGGTCGGTAATACCTGTTTTTCTGGAATTACTCTCAATTGCATTCATCCATTTTTCCATACCATCTCTTAATTTAAAATCGGTATCATTAAGAATAGTACAGCTAAACGGTGCGAATACTTTATCCCCTGCCAATTTAATCTCACGACCCCTGTAATAAACAGGAGTTACTCCAATTGTTTGTCCAGGCAATTCTGCTACAGTAACTAAAAAGTTACTTGGTCTTGCATATACTGTATTCAATTGTATGAGTGCTGGAGGAAATGTAATTGTAACCTGAAACTGATTGGGGCGGGCGCCACCATTCTTTAAGGTGGTTTTAAAAGTATTAATATCGAATGTCGTTGCCATTTATTTTCTCCTTATTAAGCGCCAACTTCTTCAAAAGAAATTCCTGATCTTGCAGCAACAAATGTGAGGGATATAAAATTAATAGAACGAGCAGGTTTGACAAAAATGTCAGCTCTGAATTCGTTTCTATCAATCACATCACCAGTGTTGTTTGTTTCGTCACAAATAACTTTAAAGTCTGAAATGCCTCGGCGACCTTGAACATCTCGTAAGAATGGTTCTACTAGATTTACAAATTGTGCTCTGGTAAATGGATCGTTAAATTCGAATAATTGGAATTTTGATGCAGTTGCAATGGCTTTTTCTAAAACAATAAACAATCTGCGAACATTGATTCTATCAAATGCGCTAGGTTTTGCCAACATTGTTTTATCGCCAAACAAGACTGTTCCTTGTCCAGGGAATGCTACAACAGGGTTAACGCCTGCTTTGTATAACGTGTCTCTATCTGTTTTGGATGGATTAAATGCCAATTTAACAACATTTCTAATTTGGCCTCGGCTAAACCCACCTGGGCTAAACCATGCTTCAGAAACATCGTCTGTTCTTGCACATATACCAGCAATGTCGCCATTTAGTGGAACCCAACGATATTTGTCGTTGTAACGATCATACTGATATTTCCAACCAGAATCCATAACAGCATAGCTTGAATTTACACCGCCGTTAGTTGAAGAAGAATTTCTCCAGTTTACAACATTTGTTGCTTGAGCTGAAGGAGTTACATTAACAACTGATTCTAAGCTAGGAGATAAGAATACAACGCAATCTTTTCTATCTTCTGCAATTGCTACAGCTGCACTAACAATTGATGCTGTATTGCTCCATGGCCCCAATGGTAATAGACTTACGTCATATAATTCGTCATTGCCAAATAAATTAAATCCAGCAATTACATTTCCTGCAGAAATATTTGCCTCGTCAGAAGCACCTTTTGATAGGGAAACCGATACATGTGAACTTAAATTGCCAAACCTTGTACTTGCAACAGAAGATCCCCAACCGCTAGTATTACCGGTTGTTGAAAGTGGGTGATCTAAAGACCAAACATATGCGGATTGTGCATTGATTACATCTTTGTAATAGTTTGAAGATCCATCTGCATTTTTAGCGTCGGATGCTTTTGACACATATGGATATTTTTCTAACACAGTATTTCTAATACCTGTCCAAATACCATCTTCATCTACAACAATAACGTGCATTTCGTCATTGCTACCAGATAAAGCAGCTGCATATGTAGAAGTACCAGGAGCACTGTTAAATTCTGATTGATACGGCCAGGCGTTTCCACCAAAACCATTATATGCAGGCCACGTATTAGCGTCAACCATTGCAACTTTTAATGAATTTCCTAAATCTCCAGGATATTTAGCAGCAAATTCTCCCAATCCATATCCACCGCTTGATCGAGAGTTTAAAAAATCATCAGTATTTTTAATTACAATTGCGTTTGCACTTGCGTTTGCAATTGCGTTTTTTGCTGTTCCTTCATTCACAATACGAACTAGTTTTAAATTATTACCATATGATAAAAAGTTTGCTGCAGTAAAAAATGATGCAAAATTAGCGTCAGTAGGTCCGCCGAAATATTTTACTAAATTATTTTCAGAATCGACGGTGGTAACTTGCCCAACAGGTCCCCATTGGAAGGCGCCAGCGAATGCGCCAGCGGAAGTAGCAACGGCAGGAACTATTGCAGTTAGATCCTTTTCTTGTACTAGAACGCCAGGTGAAAGCTGAAATGCCATCTTATTCTCCTTAAAGATTTACATAGTTTAATAACTATTTTGATTACTATTTATTTATAAGTATAAATTTTTAGACATTTTCCATCCATTTAGTTTTAAGTTTTTCCATTTCTTTTGCAGGATCAGCTGAAAACCATAAATCGTCACCCATTACCACTGGCTCTTCCTTCTGCTGGAGCCCATCATTAACTATACCAAAAGGAGTTAGATTCTCCTCGATTTGTTTAAATTGTTCTTCATATAATGCTTTTCTCAGATTGGAATCTGTTAAATCTTTGAAGAACGGTTCGTTTGTTGCCCATGAGAATAACACCAAGCACATCACCAGATCGTCATGATAACCTTCGTCAGCTTTGTGTGTTCCCCTTACCTCAATAAATGGGGAGATTTCCTCAATTATTTCAGGGTCGTGTATTAGCAACTTTGTAGCCTCAACCAAACTCTTGAATGTTGTACATCCCAGTCGTTTTACCTGTTTTGTGGTTCTAACACCCAATGTTGCCCCGGGAGTAAATCCGCCGGACAAATATTGTCCCGATTTGCTGTTGCTTCCCACAAAGAATACGTTTTCGTATTCTAGATCAGTATATAGGGAATCTGCCACCTGTTGCCCGTTGTCGTTGATTTCTACCAAACAGTATGCCTTGTGGTAATCTTTAGCTACTTTTTCTATAATGTTGGGAAATAACAACGGACTTATTCTATTACTTCGATATTTAGCAACTACTGAAAATGGGTAAGATGTTATATCCATTACCGCAAACGCTGAGTAATCTCCACCGACACCTCGAGAAGTATCTGCTACAAGCATATATACGTGACCTTCTTCTGGTTCTTGAAGAACATCCAATCCCTCGTTTGAATAAACAAACTGTTTTGTAGACATTCTTCCAATAGTATCTGGATTAATTAGTGTATTAGAAGAACCCAGGAATCTACATAGAACTTCCTGATTGAACTTTAATTCGCCCAACATGGCTTTTTGCTCATTGGCCCACTTCTCATCTCTGCCAGGGATTCTGCTGTACGGGATAAACAATGGTACAAATCCATTTAGACCCTGTTCTGCTTCATTCCAGAATTTCCAGAAGTGATTATATCCCAGCGGAGTAGACGTAAGTAGAATCTTTGTGGTATTACCAGCAGAAATTGTTGGATAAACAGATGTGAAGAAATCTTCTGCCACATTATTTGGAATAATAGCAGCCTCGTCAATATATAACCAGTTTACAGATTTGCCTCGAATACCAGATGAGCTGGTTGCTGCAGTAAATACTTTGGAGCCATTCTCAAGTTCAATGTCGCCCTTGTTGAATGTTTTAACACCTTGCTGCATCCACATGGGAAGCATCTCATACATTAATTCGTATCGAGAAAGAACCTCGCGCGCAGCTGAGGATTTGTTTGCCAAAATAGCAACTGTTTTGTTTTCTTGAAATAGCGTGTACCATAGAATACATGCTGCAGATGTAATAGTCTTGCCCTGTTGGCGACCTTCCATCAAAATAACTTTACGGTTATTAAGTATAACATCTACTTTTTCTTTTTGACATTCGTAAAGTTTAAAATCAATTAGACCACGATCCAATGATACAATCTTGCAGTAATTTTCTATGAAGTAAATAGGTTCCGCCATACACTTCATGAGCTCTTTGACTTGCTCAGCAGAGTATGATTCTACGGTTCCAATTGGTTTAAGATTGGGATTGCCGTTATATGATATTTGTTTACTGGTCAATTGTTTTTCCGTCGTCTTTTTTGCCGAGCATTTTCATTAACTCAGCAGTAGATCCTGCAAATACCACATTGTTATTTGTAATATTTTTAACAGTATCAGGATCGTCTTTTTTCAAATCTTTAACCTTCTTTTGAAGATCCATTAAGTCTTTTGCCACATCAGAAACAGTCTTAATTAATTGTCCGGCTACTTCATATGTTCGGGGATGCTCAGAATTTTTAGCAAGTTCAATCATCTGATCTAACGTATCTTCACTTTTATGTATAAGATTTCTTAGGGTGCTTCTAGCCAGCAAATAATCATCTTCTTGGTCAATATTTCGTCTTTGTGTATCATTAACTATTGTAGGAACTGATGCCATGTGTTCCGGCTCTGCAGACTTTAAATCAAACAACGTATCTAATTCAGGAATTTTTTTCATTAAAAATCTTCAAATGTATCTGTGAATCCTATATCATCACCAGGTTTTGCGGTTAGAGGATCGGGCTCAACTGTTACTCGCACCTGTTGTTGTGTGAGATCAGCTTTATTATAAGTGGTGGTAACAACTTTTCTAATGACCCCTTGTTTATTAACAGGACCATAAAAATTAAGTTTCATTGTAAAAGATAATGTCCAAATTATAGTTCTTCTATCATCAAATTCGCCCTCATAATTATCTTCAAACGAAACTGTATCTAATATAATAGGAAGATCATTTTTAATATTTAACTGTGGGATTGATTTCATAGTTAAATTATAATCAGGATTGAAGTATGGTAAAATTTGTTCTACAATTTGCAGACCATCATCTTGATTCTTAACGTATATATACAATTGCACGTTGATATTGTACGGAGTAGGTGCGTATTGTGCATCTAATGTAGAACTTGAAGAATTAACTGCTCTATTTTGTTGAACGGGACTTATTTTGCGATTAAAGTCGTAGGTCAATGTAGACATCTCAAACGCCATTCTTGGCACAATAATTTGTACTTGTCTGTCGTCAACATTTGGGCGTTGTTGAATTCGGGCTAAGGCCTTTGCTTTGCCTGCATAAGACAATGGCACTTTTAAAATTTGTATCACATTACCGTCGGCATCTCTGCGTTCAACATTAATGTTGTTGAACATATTACCAAAAGCAATAATTGATTTGCGGATTGTTCCCCAATAAAATCTTTGATCTAACATTATTTAAATGCCTCGCCGAATGGATTTCGTTCGCTGAAATCTAAAATGTCTGCAATATTAGTATCAAAATCTTCGTTTCGTGCGCCACCATCAGCGGCGTGTAGCGTAGAATATGATTCGTTGACAAGTGGAGATTCGCTATTATATTCAAGCAATATCTCATCGCCGTCTTCTTGTAGCAATCCAAAATTGCGTATATCTTCATTTATGCCATCAGGATAAGTATCTATTTCAGAAATGCCCGTATTAATAACTTCACTTGAGAACTGCATCAATTCGCAAGTTAATCTGTAGACATACAGTTTACCAACCTGATAGAATGGTTTGTCGCCTTCTACCTTGCGTATTTCAAAATATGATTTTGTTAATGGGAAGAATAAAATGTCGCCCTCTGCCGGTCTGTTAGCCAAAACAGTATTACCCGTGCTACCTGCAGTCTCCAACCAACGTTTTCTTGAGACTACAAAATTGGCATTCTCAACTGTCTCTACACCAAACTTGGATAAGAATTCACCCTGTCCTTCAAATCCCGTATTGCTTTCCAAATACATCTCAATGGGATAAGCATGTTCGTAGTTGTTTAAGGGATCTTCGCCCAAAATACGATCTTCATTATAGGCCTTGCGAGGCAAATAGTACAATTCAAAACCATAAATCTTCAAACACTCTATGATTAAGTCTTCATAAAGATTCTGCTCCGAACCGCGTCCCATAGGAATGCCGGAATGAAAATATGGATTTACGGTAGCCATTTTATATTATTTTTCTATTGACAATCTATTGACACGATGTTAATATACGCTATGAGACTCAGTGATAAATATTATCCAACAAACATATCTACAGGCAATTCAAATCTAGATTGAATCTCTGTTTCAATTTGTCTAATTTCTTCTACTGCTTCTTGATATACAATTTCACCATTTAGTGTTACTCCCCCAGGAAGTTGTACACCCGCAAATTTCTTCATATTGTTACCCCATTGCTTTTTAATTAAAGCAGTGGCATATCTTTTCAAGAACATGTCGTTATAGACATTTGTAAATTCATCTGGATTTAATATTCTCCAACACTCCACAATAATGAATGTGCCTTCTGTAACATCCGCGGCCCAGTCCATATCAATCATTAACCTGTTCATATGTCTGTTAAATCGTATAGGTTTTTGCCCTACAAGCAATTGGTTAATTAATTCCAACTCTTGTCTTACTGCAGTATAATATACTAAGTCTGTAGACATCAAAGTATACAAATCGTTAATTAAAATTTGGTATTTAATATCAAATATGTTAGTTCCCGTAGACTTATTCATAAACGGAAACACACGTTCAACACCAACAACTGCATCGGGTATTTCAATATATTGCGCTGAAATGTTGTTGGCAGTCATCTGATGCTTTAGGTATAATTTCTCTACAGCATCAAAGTGATACTCACGATAGAATTGAAAAGCATCATCAATGCGATCTTCAACTTGATCGTCATCCACATTGATCTCAATTACCGGTGCACCCAGTTGTCTAAGGCAATAATCTTTTAATTGTTCTCTAGATGTTACGGTTGCCATTATCGAGTTACTCCTGGGTTAACTGTTACAATGCCTTCTACTATTCTCACAACAGTAGCAGCTGCATTTGCCTCTATATCATATATGTATCTACCTGCAATTAAGTTTGCAGTTTGACCGGAAGTTAGGGATATTGATACGTTACCTGTTGTGGTATTAGTAATATTTGCAGTAAAGGTGGTGGCATTTGCGCTAGAATACGATCTGCGCATTTGGCTTTTAATATCGTATCCTGTTAGCGCAATAGGATTTTTACTGTTGTCTAAAAATTGGACATTGGCAGTAAATGTGCTACCCTGATCTATTACTAAATTTTTGGTTGTTGCCATTTGTTATCCGCAGTGGTAAGTACAAGCAATCATCTTGACTTCTGTTGGTGATGAGAATGTAACATTTTCTCTGGATTTTGCCACAGTATAATTGCGCATTAAGTCATCATTTTGTTTCATGCCTTTACCGGGAATTGAAGATGTTGTAATGTAATCTCCAATTTCAACATTACCATTCTCTCCACAAACATTAATTAGGCCTTCTCCCAATGCGTTAATATCGCAAAGTTTGTTATTTGAATATAATTCTGCATATTCTTCTTTTACTGTTTCCGTAGATGAGTAATTTTCAACTGGTTGCATAGATGTTCCCACCATCACATTACTATAAACAATAGTTGTTGGATTTTTTATTGGATATGGGATATTTTTTGTGTCTCTTCCATATACTCCAATTACTGATTTCTGCATGGGGGCATTTGATTTTGTAACAACTGTTAAATTATTATCTATATTACCATGTATAACAGTTGGTGTATCTATTACTATATCTCCAACTTCAATTTCCTCATTTTTATCATATAATCCATTGTGAGAGCCAGTAAATGCCAATACTGTACCGTTAACAATAATCTGACACCCTGCTTCCCATACACTGGTACCTTTAAACACCCATATTGCGCGCCCGGTT